AACTGGCAGAAAAGAGCGACAAGGCAAGAAAAGATGGATATAAGCAGTTAAGAGAAGAAAAGAAGCTGATCTGGCATGGAAGATTACAGGGAACCTTGCTGGTGGATGCACTGGAAAATGATTTTATGGAGGCAATGTGATGAACGAAGTGATCGAATACAGAAATTATGCAGAATACAAGCAGGAGCTTGACACAGAGTTAAAAAAGACCGCGGAGGGATTTGTCCGTATCGGATATCTGTTAAAAGTGGCGCGCGATACCAGAATTTTAGCGGAATCCGGCTATCAGAATGTCGTAGAATTTGCAAAGGCAGAATACGGGATCGATAAGACGCAGGTATCCAGATTCATGAACATCAATGATAAGTTCTCCGAGGGCGGATACGCACCGGAACTCAAAGCAGAATATCAGGGATTTGGATATGCCAAATTATCGATCATGCTGTCGCTGCCGGATGAAGTAAACGAGGTACTGACACCGGATCTGAGCAAGTCAGAGATCCAGCAGCTTAAAGAAGACGTGGACGAGGAAAAAAAGACCACAGATATTGAGGTCATGCTGGAAGAAAAGGACAGTGTGCAGCAGGCACTTGACACAAACCTTGAAAAAGCTGTGTATCAGCTTGGAAAGGATGCACCAGAAATCTATGAAAAGCTGTGGACTTCTAGTCTCGAGAATGGGGAGACAGGAAAACATTTCATTGAGAACCTCATACCGAATGAAAAAGCAGTCTACACGGTCCGTATTCCGGGAGCAGGTGCACACATGCTTGCAATCACAGAAAACAGTGATGAAGTGAAGCTTTTGAACCTGCGTGATGCGAGCCGGAACGAGGTATATAGCAAAGAGGATATTGAAAAAGCATTTGGGAAGATCAGCCATGCAGCAGGAACATGGAGAGAATCCTGGGAAAAGGAATATGGTGAAAAATTACCGGAAGAAAAGCAAGTTGCACCGGTACAACCGAAATCAGCACCTAGAAAAGAGAGCAAAGTTATCTCAACGATCAAAAAGAAGGATGATGTGCAGCAGGCAGCAGAACCACCGAAAGAGCAGACACTTCATGATATTGATCCGGAGATTCCAAAGCCGGATCCGAAGAATACAGAGGAAAATGTAACAGAATCCGTTATAAATGACAACGAAACTAACAAAAATGTTGTAAATTTACCGGAAAACGTTTCAAAACCGGAAGAAAGCGTATCAGAACAGGGAGAAAACGTACCAGAGGAGCAGATACCGGGACAGGACGACATCATGAACCACCCGGAATATTTGCCGGAAAAGAAAACAGACAAGCAGATCATTGAGGATGCCAAGAGAACGGTTGAAGCTATCCGCTTAACCCTAAATGACTGGGAATATACGATACCACAGGGAATGCTGGCTGCCATATTAGATCGTGTTGAATATTTAAAAGACACATTACAGGAACTGGTCAAAGGAGATGCCGATGAGGATGATGTTTAGGATCAGGCTTTTCATCTGGTCCGTATGGATGCGGATGCCAAAGCCATGGTTAAAGAGAAAATACCAGAAAGAGATCGAGCGGATGCAGCAGGCGGTGAAGAGATGAAAAAGAAAAAGAACAAGATTAATTACAATTTCACAAAAGAAACCTGTTACCGGA